CCCGTTGGGGACTACATTAAGTCCACAACCCCCTAGTTTCTCATCAAAACTAGGAAAGAAAATGACGCTACTCTAAAAATTTGGTTTATTATTTAGAGAAGTGATGGAACCAACAAGGCTCCACCAACTCTGAATATTCCAAGTAACGGTCGCAGTAACCGCAAAACGCAAATAATCATTTCCGTTCGCGTACGCTGCCGTAGCATTGGGATAAAACGTAATCGCGTCATTGGCAGTCGTCGAAGCATAAACTGCATACATGGTGAAACCGTCAGTGAGTGTGACCGCTTGATTCGAATTCGAAAAGGGGCCGCTCTGGTATTCAACCAAAGTCGCAGGCGTTGCATTCGTCCAACTGCCAGAAGCACTATTAGAAATATCTAAAATAATTTTATAAACATCACCAAAAGCTGCGTTACTAGGCACCGCTGAGTTCGTAACACCGTCCAAGAGATTACCAAGAGCGACAGCTGCAAGACCATTGCCTGCAGTGACGCCAGAGGTAGTCTGCCCAAAGTTCACATTGGTATATTGTGCTCGGGGCAACGGTAAATTCAAAAGACGCGGAGAAATCTGCATCTCAGCGAACTCAATCTCGTAATCGAAAAGAACATAACCAGGACTTTCCGTGGTCGTCGTCTTCGAAAGCAAGAAGATCTCCCCATCCGCATAATCGTTCGGAGAATCTGCCATGCCATAATCTGTAGATTTCCAAGTACCTTGCACTTTTAGATCAGCCGAATGGTTGGTCCACTGCGGACCCAAAACCGTATCAGGATCAGAAATAACAAAAGGCAAAAGGAAACTGGAAGTCTGATTTAAATACACACTATCACGGTTCTTTCCGTGATAAAACATAACATCCCCACTAGCACTAGTGGGAGATGACGTGATATAATGCGCAATACAACGCTTCCAACGATACTTTTGGTACATTTGTAAGTACTGCCGAACAATCGAGTCGCCAAAAGCGACAGGAGTAAGCGGCGTGCCACCAACTGTGCACCACGCTGTAATGGAAGAGGCTGTACCCACGGGCGTGAACATAAAATCACGACCGCGAACAACCACTCCACTGTTCGTACGAGTACTTACACTGCGAGCTCCTCGGACACTGTTGCCAATTGCAACAGGGGCCGTGGAAATCGCAGAAACAGGTCCCATGGAGGCTCCCGTAATTCTACCAGTTCGAGCCTTACGCTCACGCTGCATCATAACGGCAGACGCCATCTTAGAAACCATAGCACGATTAAGGGTGATACCACCCTTCGGCTTTCGTTTGTTTTGTTGTCGCTTATTATTTTTAGTCATTTTGCTCCACCTACCTGCCTATTATATATAATCACATAGCGTAAATTCTATTCTTTTTCTTTTTCTTTCGCCTTCTCAAAAATCTATTCAAACTGGGAACATTTCCCCATGGTATAGAAAACAAATCCTTATTCAGCTCACAATCCGGACAATAGTTTCTGGGGGTATCGCTCCCAATATTGAGAGTACTACCAGACTTTCCATTGACTGGATTGTAAACATTTGGATTTGTAGGCGTAGGATTAGCCGGATCGTACACAACAGATTTACCGTTGTCAACGGTACTAACCGTAGCCGGAACGTCACCGCTGCCAGTAGCCTGCACATTACCATGCGGGTTCTTAGCAGCGGTGGCGTAAATAGCCGCACTGCCGGCCGTAAGACCAAGTCCGGTCTCAGCGACGACAGTACCCATTTCCATCTTTGCGGCTGTACTAGCCGTAAGGTTGGAAGTGTCGGTCGCAGCATAAGCGCCATCCAGACCAGCGTCCGGCATAGCGTTTCCGATCGCTGTGACAGCATTAATAGTTGTCTCACCGACCGCCGCCGCGGCGGCTTCCGTAGCTTCAACGATTTCGACTAAAGCCTCTACGATAGGAATCATAAAAGCCATAAATATAAACACGTATTCTACAAAAGAATTTACAAATCAAAATTATCATATATTTGCACCAACCACCACAGAACAAGTACTATCCTAACATAACAGTTTAGCGACATGTTAAGGTCGATTTAGAGTCCTAGCAACTCGCTTCGAGACCCAAGACCTTATAACGCAATTGGTTACGGGTCTTGTAGTAAGCTAGGGGGAACTGACAAGGAAACTTCGCTCTGAAGTGTTTGAACATATTATCAAAGAACAAAAACTTCTTCGTATCCCAAACATGATTCAACATGTGGGAGGCTAAGGCCCCGGCTAAATCCGCGGTCTTGACCACCGAAAGATGTGCGATGTGCTTGGTAAACCGAACTGGTTTATAAGTCCACTGGCCATCAACGAGTTCAAACTTGTTTGAAAAGAACTCACATTGGTCAAAAGAGTCGTGGACCTTACGTTCCTCGACCTTGAAACCCAATGTTTGAAGGTTATCCCAATAACTCTGCACGTCAAAGTCGTCGGGAAACGTCTGCAAGACGTCATCACCCCCGGCGACAATCGCAAAACTAGGCGAAAGAATCTCTTCATCGCTACATCCGCACCGAATCAGAGCTAGAACATGAAGTAGGATCTGCCCCATTGAATTACCTCCAATAGTAAAGAACCAACCACTCTTCATAATGCCATCCATCATGGCACGGAAGACGTTGCCATTGGTACAACGATAGACAGCGTCGTGAAAAACCTCACGAAAACAGCTGTCCACGTCGGCCAAAAATTCAACGAAGTCCTCCTCCGACATCCCGTCGGGGCGGACAGCCAACTCTTTAACGACACGGTTAACCCCATCGGCTATGTAGAGGAAATAACTATAATCCCACTGGGGTTTATCACTTTCATGGACACGTCGTCTCTTAAAGACGTTGGCCAAATGTGCGATGTCACCGGCGCGTTGCGGGTTGAACGCGTACTTAACCGGTGAGTTCTTCCATTCAGCGACCATGTTCTCAGCTAACGGGCCAAAAACTGCATTGTTCTTGACCGTTTTATGGAGAGGCATGCCAGCGACTATTCGCGGCATTCCCTTCTCAATCTTAGCTTTCTTCATGGCCTCATTTTTGACGAAAGTCTTCACTTCTACCACCGGCTCGTCCCAATCCCGGAGAACTACCTCCGCGAACCCCTCAACTGTGTACTTCTTGAGGACTTGTTCTATGACAGGGAGACCAGCTGACTGGTAGGGATGGCCTGGACTCTTACCATCCTTTATTGCTGAAGAATTAATGATGCGCTTCACATTCTCCAAGCTGCGCCATCCAATATCTGGCTCAAACTTGTTGTGTTTCATCATCTCAGCGGTCAACCGGACGGCTCGATTCATTTCGTCCGGTATAGGCTCGCTGACCGTCAAGCAACGTTCATGATACATCTGAAGATGCTTGACCACTGAATGCGCCTCCAACTCAGGCGTAATCACTGGAAAAGTAAACTTCTCTGCATCATAACCCATCTTAGCCAACTCCTCGAGATGGGCATCTATATACTCAACAACCTCGGGATTTGGCTTATGGCTCGCGTTGCAATGAACTCGTTCCTTGTTGGGGAATTTAAGAACTCCAGGAAAGATCTCAACGGCATCCGTCTGGGAATCCGGCAGCAGGGGACCATCACCCACAACCGCATTTTCATCCAGGTACCGTGAGAGCCTACGATAACTCTTATTACTCAACAAATCCGAATTCGGATCAAGCAACATGGCGGCAAGGTATTCCTCCTTGTCGGTGCCGTTGTAGTACTTGTCCAAAAGCTCATCAACGTCAGCACGCGTCCAACCAATGTCGACGCGCCCACCCTTATCAATAAAACCATACAGATCACCATGGAAAAGCTCCTTCAGCTTATGGGAACGTCCACGAAATTTAAAATCATGTTCAACTTTCTCCTCGTCTGAAGTGCTTGATTCATTGGTACGAGCCAACAACATTTTGATGACTTCAATTCTTATTGCGATATTTTTGTCGCCGGCTGCTGAAACATGCATGCCAACGACTCCACTACCGCTAAAAAGAGGACTACCAGAGAACCCATTGTGCGTGGTGGCTGTATGCCACAATTCTTCCATGCCCGAATCCATAAGCGTCTTGCCGGCACTCGTCATAAACAATTCATTGACGAAACCGACTGCGCTTACGGGCATAGCATAATGGGAGTCACGCTTAGCCGAGATTTGACCAACCTTAATCTTAGCCCAGGTTGCATCACTCAATTTAGTGATGAAAACGTCATAATCTGAGGGTGCCAGATTCTCGTCAATGCTGAAAACCCCATTGGGTATTTGCAACACTCCGGCGAGATCGACAACAAAATTCTGTTTCCGCGTCTCTCTAACTCCTGTGAGATAGATACGCGCAACACCCCCCGCTACAGCGTTGGCGACGTGTTTAGCCGTCACCAACTTGTTGCCCATTCTGAAAAAACACCCAATCACTGTGAGTGCCGTACCTTCAGTAGAGGCTAAAATAGCTCCCACCGGCCGCGAAGTGCTCGGATACAGGGTACTACCAGGAAGCGCCATTTCATCAACGCGAACATCGTCATTACGACGTGCATTTAAATAATGCAGCTTCCCATTCACGACCACTTCGTGAACATCCCCCGTCTCCGTAATGCGTTTGCAAATGTATACACTTTCCCCAGCACATTCACTGGGTTTAAGATCATACGTCGTGAAGACCATTCTGTGGACTTCACGCACACGTTTTGCAAGCGCATCGGCCTCTCGTTTAAAACAAAGGAACCAACCGTAGGATGCTTTGAACAAAGTCCAAGTCAGCCAAAGGAAGGCCAGAACCAACGTGGTTTCCCAAAACGCTACCACCTCATGTGGCAATCTCTTTGAGAAATATGAAGGTATCTGGCATACATAAGCCATGAGCGTAAAATAACTCACTACTAACTTTTCCACAGCTTGAGTTAGAGTATACCACGTAGTGGCGTGTCTAATAAACAAAGCGGGAATGTTCTGTAGCCCTTGAGCATAAACCACTCTCCCCGTCAAAATAGCGTTAAACAAAAACGCTTTCAGGAAAAATAGATTCCGGCGCTTCTTAACAAGCGTCGTAACTATCTGCTTAGCATGTTCTGGTTTATCCGCTTCACGCGCTGCTCGGACTGGTATAGCCTCCACAGCACCCATTACTGGGGTGAAGCGCGGTTCACGCCAGGTTAAACTATCTGACAACCAAATGGCAGCAACCTGATGGGAAATATCCTCACCAGTTGTTCTATGGCGATACTCAATCAACCACGCAGAGTGAACCACAAAAGTGTTGTAGTTTTGCACACTAACAGCGGTGTTGAGATCCATATCCAAATGGACCATAAGGTCATCCACGCTCATTGCGTAGTCGTCCCAGCGACGGGCAAGAAAACTCTTAAACCCATCCTTATAAACCAGCTTCGAGCCGAAGTACGATTCATCGTACATCGACTCAGCCATTGTGTAAACACGTTTGACATTCGCCCACTCCTTGAGTCGACGGCGAAAGCCAACATCTGACAACCGGCATTCCGGTCGCGCATCAAGAAAAGAGACTAGTTTCCCCTTAACTTCCTCGGGAAGCACTTTCATGCTCCCGGCCACCTTACACTTATTACCTCGCTTCTCTATTTTACACGGAGACATGCGAAATTGTGTAAATACAAAATATAATCTTG